GCATGGCCCAACAATGGGCTAGTCGGCGGTCGTCTCTTCCCGTCTGTGACGGTGCGAAAGCAGTCCGACAAGTACTACATCTTCGGTCGTGAGGGATGGCTCCCTGAGTCCGGCGATGTTCGTGCTCCGGGCACGCGTGCCAATGAAATCCCTGGCCTGGCCGTGTCGACTGACACGTACTACTGCACAGAGCACGCACTGCAGATTGCAGTTACGGATGAAGAGCGTGAGAACGCTGACAGTCCCCTTTCGCCGGACCGTGATGGTGCAGAGCTTGTGACTGCACGTGTCATGCTCGGCCGCGAGCTGCTCCAGAAGACGCTCGCCACCACTGCTGGTAACTACGCTTCGGGTAACACTACGACGCTCTCTGGTACCGCACAGTGGAACGACTACGTGAACTCCGATCCCATCTCGGACATGCGTACGGCGAAGAGCACGATTCACTCGCGCATCTTTGCTGAGCCTACCCTTGGTGTGATTCCTTACCAGGTAATGACCAAGTTGGAAGACCACCCAGACTTCCTCGAGCGGATCAAGTACTCGGAGCGGGCGATCTTCTCGCCTGAACTGCTCTCGAGTGTTCTTGGCCTCGGTGAGGTTGTCGTTCCGGGTGTTGGTTTCAATAGCGCCAACGAGGGCCAGCCCGTTTCACTCGGCTACCTTTGGGGCAAGGACGTCATCTTTGCATACGTGCCTGGTCGTGCTGGTCTCAAGATTCCTGCTTACGGCTACGAGTTCCTCTGGGGTACCCAGTTCGTGGATCGGTGGCGGGAAGAGTCCCGTGTGTCGGACGTGGTGCGCGTTCGGCGTCGGTACGACAACAAGCTCACTGCTCTTGGTGACGCCGGTACGTCTGACGCGGGCAAGGCCATCGCTGGTTACCTCATCAAAGCGGCTATTGCCTAATTAGGAGGGGACAGTAATGGCTACTGGTTATCGTGCAGCAACAAAAATCAAGCACGGCGAGCCGGGCGGTGAAGTGAAGGAGTTCGAAGCGGGCGATCCCGTAGTTGGACTCTCTAAGGAGAGCATGAGGGAACTCTGGGATGCCGGAGCCCTTGAAGAGTACGACACTTCTGAGGAGAAGGAAATGTCTGAAGAGCCCATGGTTGAAGAGGTCGCTGAAGGCACTGAGGCTGCCGAAGGCACTGCTGAAGAGGGTGCCGAAGAGACTGCTACCGACGAAGGTGATGGGGAGAGCACACCTGAAGGGTAGTGGGAGCGGAGCGGGCTACCCTGGGGCGGGTGTGGATAGGTCAGCATGCGGATCCACATCCGCCCTTAAATAACACCTGAGGGAGGTGAACAATGGCACAGCGCATTACAACAGCGGAAGCTCAGGCTTGGGTGGAAGGTACCAAGTTTACTATCGCTGACGTGACAACTGGTCAGAACGCTGCACTGCTTACTGAAATTGAAGAAGAGGTTATAGCCAGAGTCAGCAGTGCCTACGACACCTCTACTTGGATTAATGATACTACTACGCCGCGACTAGTTCGTGTTGCTATAGCCAAGAAGTTTGTTGCTTGGGCGTATCGTCGGGCCTACTCAGAATCACTAGGTGATTCCGATGCCATGTACGCCTTCCTCTTGGAAGCCAACTCTGAAACGATTATTCAGGGTATTGTGGATGGGTCTATTGAGATCCCCACTATTCCTGTGGTTGTTGGCGAACCAATCTTCTACCCTGATGACGCCTCATCTGCGATGACACCTACCGTAGATGACACCTCACTGGGCCCCAACAAGTTTTCTATGGGTCAAGTGTTTTAGGAGGCGTCGTGGGATTTAAAATGAGCTCCAGCAAGAGCGCCGACGATCCAATCACTGGGTCTGAGATCAAGTATGCCGTTGGTGATGTCTTTCCGGAGTATATCCACGGTGGCATCGGTGCCGGTTGGGCGATCACACCTTCTCTGGGTATCGTTGCTCGCGACATGGACAGGCTTGCTCTTGCAATCGAAGACCTGAAGGTGCCACTTGCACGCAGCATTTTGCGCGTCGTGATTCCTTCCATTCGTACAAACTTTGCTGTCGGAGGCAGGCCTGCGTGGCAGCCTCTTGCTGACTATACCGTGGAGGTGCGCGGTTCGGCTGAACCCATCTTGTTCCGCACAGGGCGGCTACGTGAGGCTGCGACGAGTTGGGAAATTTGGGACGTCGGTAAAACTTCTGCTACGATTCGTGAGTTCCCACCTGACGCTTGGTACGGTGTTATCCACCAGGCTGGTATCGGTGGCATGAAGCGATACTACGAAGCTGCAAGGCGCATGCTGAAGAAGCAAGGCCGACCGCTGACAGGTGCAAACCTTAACCAAGAAGCGTTCAAGGCGATGGACTACGTTCTAGGCTCACCCACACAAGTTATACGGGGTGCCAAGAAGGGTCAGGCAGGCAAGTACGGACCGCTGAGTACTCAGGCTGCAATTAACGAGGTCCCGCAGCGGCAATTCCTAATGTTCCAAGAAGACGACATTGATGACATCCTACAGGTTTTCGCAGAATGGATGGAAGACGAAGCACGCAAGGTTGGCCGCTTCACAGGTGCGTCTGTTAAGCGTTCAGGCATCGACCTCCTGGGAGGTTTCTGATGGCTGATAACATGACCGACGATGTTGGTGTAATCTCTGATAGAATATACGACATCCTACGTGACGGGCCGACTATGGCGAGCCTCGGCTTGACAAGTGTTTGGTACGGAGATCAGACTTTAGTCCCCGATACCCCCTCGTTGTGTGTCGAGCCAGGACTTGTTAGGAGCCCTCTTGCGGGTGTGCCTGCACAGGTTGAAAACTCAATTGACGTAATAATGCTTCTGTACCACTCCAAGGTAGGTCCAACAGTCATCGGCTCTGACGGTGGCCAACAGGCCGAACGGCGTGCAGCAATACAATTTGCATATGGCATCAGGACTTTCTTGCACCAGAACCACTTGCAGCTGTTGAACACAATCGGTGATAGGATTACTATCCACAGCTGGGTAACAGAGCTCGATCCAGGTTATGCTTACAGAAATAACACCATGTACCATGCTGTTAAGATGACCTGGCAGAGCATCACTAAGACACGGTTGAGGTAAGGATGCCGAGATGATTAAGTACGTAGTAGAGAACACTACGGAGGAGAGCGTTACCGTTGACGGTCTCGGCGTTCTTCTCCCCAAGGAGAGCCTGGATGTAGGTCCAGAGGTCGCGGACGAGTTTGCATTCGTGCGCGGTCTTAAACTTACTCAAGTACATCTACCTGTGGGTGTGGAACTTTCTGTCGCTGTCGACACTAATGAAGGGGAGTGAGTTTAGTGCCCTACGGAATTGGCGCAGGCGGCCTTCTAGGTGTCGCGCTTGAAGTACTTCCACCTCCAAGCAACTTTGTAGGCGCGCCTACAGCTGGTGGTGCACTGACCGCTGGTACGTATAAGTACTACATCACATCGATTAACCTTGTCGGCGAGTCCAACGTTTCGGCTGAGGTCACAGTCACTACCTCTGCAGGTAACCTGACTGCACACCTCACCTGGACGGCTGTGACCGGCGCGACTGGCTACAAGGTCTACCGTACAGCTGCAGGCGGTGCGTCCAACTCAGAGCTCCTGCTCACAACGTTGGGCCTTGTCACAAGCTACGACGACGTGGCTGTTGGTGCGCCTTCTGGTGCCTTCCCCACAGCAAACACGGCCTACAACCCTGGTGTGTATGTTGCACCGACGAAGTTCATCCCCTTCAACGATGAGTCGTTGGAGATGATCGAGGACACTGTCTTCCGTCGGCCGATTAGGCAGAACGCTGCCGTCATCGGTGCCGTTGCAGGTAATGAGCATCCAGAGGGTGATCTCAACATGGAAGCACTGGAGGATTGCATTCTTTACTTCCTCCTTGCAGCTCGTGCTACCTGCACCAAGTCAGGCTCTTCGCCCAACTTCACATATGCATTTGTCGGTAACGCTGCCGCTGTTCCTACTAGGACGATTAGCCTCACCATCATTAGGTCTGACCAGATTTTTGGTTACACTGGTTGTACTGTTGGCTCGTTCAAGTTCGGCATCAATAACGGTATGCTTACATTTGGTGTGTCCATCAAGGGCCGTTCAGAAGCTACACAGTCGCTGCCTGTCGCAACCTGGCCCACCACAGCACCCTTCGGTGCCGGCCAGTACGACATTCAGATCCCCACATCAACTTCGGTTACTGACACCGACACCTTTGAGTGGTCAGTTGAGGACAACGCCGAAAACCAGTTCCGGCTCAAGAACACTAGTCGTGGTTCAGACTTCGTCAAGTTCGGCGAGCGCGATACCACAATCACCATGGGTCGCGACTTCCTTACTCGGGCTGACTATGACCTCTTCAAGGCTGTGACCGCACAAAGCATAACCCTTATTGCCAGTAAGGGTGTTAACAACTCAATCACCATGGTGACAGCTGTGTCCATTAAGGAGTCTTACGCCGTAGGGTTGAGTGGTCAAGGAGACCTAGTCCGCGCAAACA